GTCGGATCGATGGCGCGGAAGTATTGAGGATGGCAGATGCTACAGGGATCAAGAGAGCGGATCTCAATAAAGCAAAGAGAGATATCGGTGTAGACACAGCACAGACAGGATACGGTAAAAATCAAAAGACATGGTGGTTTTTGTCTGAGTAAAAAAAGAAAGGAGCCAGCCTCCGGCCGGGGCAATGGTATACCGGGCTTCTTGCGAGAGATGAAGAGAGATTTGATAATAGACTGCTTTGCCGGTGGAGGTGGGGCAAGCGTAGGAATTGAGATGGCGCTGGGGCGATCGGTCGATATTGCAATCAATCACGATCCGGATGCAATTCTGATGCATAAAACGAACCATCCGAATACATTACATCTGACAGAAGATATTTTTAGGGTGGATCTGAAAAAATATGTGAAAGGTCGGCATGTGGCTCTTATGTGGGCATCGCCGGACTGTACGAGCCATAGCAAGGCGAAAGGGGGGAAACCCCGTGAGAGAGGTCTAAGGATCCTTCCGTGGGCCGTGTATAAGCATACGAAGGCTATCCTACCGGATATAATCCTGATGGAAAACGTGGAAGAGATTCAACAGTGGGGCCCGCTTGACGCAGACGGACATCCGATCAAGGAGCGCCGCGGAGAGGATTATCAGAAGTTCATAACAGCCATGAAGTCTCTCGGATATGTATTTGACTGCCGGGAGCTTGTGGCAGCAGACTATGGAGCGCCTACAACACGGAAACGTTGGTACGCAATATTCCGGCGGGATGGTCGGGAGATTGTCTGGCCGGCACCGACACATTTCAAGGATAGAGAACCACACTGGAAGGCATGCGGAGATTACATAGACTGGTCTGATTTGGGACGGTCTATATTTGATAGACCGAAGCCACTGGCAGATGCGACTATGAAGCGAATTGCAAACGGAATTCGAAAATATATCATTGAAAATCCTGCACCATATATTGTAAAGGATGGGGGAAAACTGTTTGTTTCATATTTGGACAAGGCATATGGCGGAAATTATGCAGGCTGTGGGAGCGACTTGAGTAATCCGTGTAGTACTATAACAACTGTGGATCATAACCGACTTGTAACTGCATTTTTGATCCAATACCACGGAGAGACAAAGGCAGGAGAGTCCCGTGGGCAACTTCTGACGGAGCCAATAAAGACCATAGATACCAGCAATCGGTACGGACTCGTAACCGCATTTATTACAAAGTTCTATAAAAGCGGGATCGGACAGGAATGCGATGAACCGTTACACACCATTACAACATCGCCGGGGCATTTCGGACTGGTGAATGTAGTGTTGGATATTGAGGGGGAAAAGTATATCCTGAATGACATCTTCCTCAGGATGCTAAAACCGGAAGAACTGAAACTGATGCAGGGCTTTCCGAAGGATTACATCATTGACCGGGATTACAGGTGGAAATCATATCCGATTACAAAACAGGTGGCACGGATTGGGAACAGTGTTGTGCCGATTATGGCACAGAAACTGGTAGAAGCAAATTGCCCGTATCTGAAGGTTGGAGAACGGTTGCCGAACTTCCGAACAGAGGAAGAAGGGAGTGGGCAGATTAGGTTTGCTTAAGTCATTCACGAGTTGATCGAAAGGAGAGTGGAGATGAAAAATGAAACAAAAAGCATAGTAACGATCATTGAAGAGGTTTGTGAGGACGTTTGCGAAAACTACTGTGAGTACAGAAATACGATAGACGACTACGGTGAGTGTGATGTGCAACGAGAGAGCGGCGAATGTCCGTTAGATCGGTTGAATTAAGTTGATTTTAATGGAGAGGTAAAAATGGAAAGCGATGCGGGAAAAGACGAATCACGGAAACGAATGTACAGAAAGTGTTACGACGTAGAGAAACTGAAAAAATACGTGAATGAAGGAAAGTCGAACGTAGAAATAGCATATTTGTTAGACATATCAGTAGCAACGGTTATAGCTGGAGTGAAAGCGTATGGATTAAAAGGGATGCGGAAACGTGGCAGACCGAAAAAGGAGCTGATACATTGAGCAATACAAACGAACCTAGCGCTGCCGCGCTGATCCGGGCGCAGGGGCAGCAGATCCGGCGGGAGACAGCGTGGGAATATTTACAGAGACGATGTGGATTAAGGGGTGATGCGGGTGGAGATAACAAAGGAGCTGCTCCAGGGATACCGGAGTAAAAAGGATGAGATCCTGGAGCTGGATTACATACTCAAAAACCGATGGAGAGATGAGGGGTTGATCGGGAATGACGTAATCTTTGATTACAGCAAGGGATACCCCATGCCACAGGGCGTGGTAGGATTTGACAAGGAGAAGTATGATCGCCTTCAGTGTCGGGATCAGCGACGGAAGGAGCAGCTGGAGCAGGAATGCGAGGAAATCGAGACTTTTATCGAAAATATTGATGAAAGCCTGACGAGACGGATATTCAGAATGTGCTTCGTAGATGGGCGCAGACAAAAGGATGTGGCTAAGGCAGTACATTTAGACAGAAGTCGCATAAGCAGAAAAATAGATAGTTATCTCGAAAACGCACACAAAGCACAAAACGCACATGTATAATAATACTAGAGCCAAAAGGCAAAGCGCCTGCGGCTCTTCCCCCTACTCTTGCGTAAACCAAGTAAAGACGCCCTGCATTTGCGGGACGTTTTTCTTATGTCCATTTAATGGAGTATATCATCAACGGCAGATGTGCAGGGTAGCGCCCTGTGTCCCGGTTCAATTCCGGGTGCTCCGCTTCACCTCTTGAAATAATACCCACGATGTATTACAGAAAGAGGGTTGATAAAATGAATAGCTTTATAAGCTGGATCGGTGGCAAGAAACTACTGAAAAGAAAGATCATGGAACAGTTTCCAAAGAATTTTGACAGATACATTGAGGTATTTGGTGGAGCCGGATGGGTACTGTTCGACAAAGAAAAGCATGCGGACATGGAAGTATACAACGATGTGAACGGAGAACTGGTGAATCTGTTCCGGTGTGTAAAATATCATCCAGATGCATTACAAAAAGAGCTGGACTGGACGCTGATATCCAGGGAACAGTTTTTCAACTGTGTTGCCCAAAATGAGATTCAGGGCATGACAGACATACAGAGAGCAGCGAGGTTCTACTGTCGAATAAAACTAAGTTTTGGTGCTGACCTTGATTCGTTTGGTGTGCGACCGAGGAATATGCAGAAAACAATCGCCTATTTGCAAGAAGCATCGAAGAGATTGAATAGAGTAGTAATTGAGAATGTCGATTTTGAGCGTCTTATAAAAACGGAGTCGGCATTATTTTATTGCGATCCGCCGTATTACGATGCAGAAAAATATTATCCAGACAAGTTTCAGCCGGAAGATCATGTGAGACTGAGGGATACGCTTTCCCGGATTAAAGGTAAGTTTATCCTGTCTTACAATGACTGTCAGGAGATCCGGGACTTGTACGCAGGATATGATCTGATCGAAGTAGATCGGCAGGATAATCTTGTAACGAAAACTAACCCACGTCGTTACAGGGAGTTAATTATAAAAAATTATTAGAAAAAAGTGGGTATTATTTCGGAAGTGGATGAAAGGTGGTGAGCCCGGATGACAAAAAAGCAGAAAAGATTTGTAGAAGAATATTTGATTGATCTGAATGCCACTCAGGCAGCCATTCGGGCGGGGTATTCTCCGGCCACGGCAAAAGAGATCGGATGTGAAAACTTAACAAAACCTAACATTTCAGAAGCAATCGCGAAAGCAATGGCGGAACGTTCGCGAAGGACAGGGGTTAATCAAGATCGCGTACTTCAGGAGTTGGCCAAAATTGCATTTGCAAAGATCACGGACGCAGTGGATCTGAAAACAGCAACCGTGAGGGAAGATGCCTCCGAAGATGATTTGGCATGTATTCAGTCGATTAAAATAAAACCGAATGAGTTCGGAACAGAAAGAGAAATCAAAATGTACGACAAAAGGTCTGCGTTAGTGGATCTTGGAAAACATCTTGGATTATTTAATTCCGATAAGGAACAAGAAAAGCCGATTCAGATCACTTTTGTGAAAGCGAGCGAGAAGCAAGATGGCGGATAATATTGATTTTGCATTAAATGATCACTTCTATGATTTTGTGGATGACTGGAACTATAAATTTTATTTTCTAGTCGGTGGATATGGCAGCTCCAAGAGTTATCATGTAGCCGTAAAACTGATTAAAAAATTGCTTGAAGAGAAACGAAAAGCTTTGGTTGTCCGAGAGGTTTTTGATACAATCAGAGACTCTTGTTATGACCTCCTACAGGAAGTCGCTGAAGCTATGGGTGTTGATGGCTATTTGACGTTTACATCATCGCCGATGCAGGTCAAGTTTAGTAATGGCAGCAGGATTATTTTTAAAGGGATGGACAAACCGGCAAAATTAAAATCTTTGAACGGTGTATCCATCGTATGGATTGAGGAGTGTTCAGAAGTGAAATACGCAGGATTCAAGGAGATACTCGGACGTTTGAGACATCCGACTCTAAGCAATCATATCATTCTATCAACAAACCCGGTCAGTAAAGGAAACTGGTGTTATAAATATTTCTTTCAGGACAAAAAGAAGAAAGTATTTGTTTTAGATGATGAGAAACTATATAAAGAGCGAACCGTAGTTGTCGGGAACACGTACTACCATCATAGTACTGTTGACGACAATTTTTTTGTGCCTAAAGAGTATGTGGAGCAGTTGGATGACTTGCAGACACATGACCCGGATTTGTACCGTGTGGCAAGGCAAGGGCGGTTCGGAGTAAATGGCACGTTGGTATTCCCGCAATTTGTTGTAGAGTCGGCTGAACAGGTGTCAGAAGAAATACGATCCATTAAGGATCCACTGGAAAAGAATGGTATGGACTTCGGCTTTGTTACATCATACAATGCTGCGCTTCGGATGGTCGTTGATCACGACGAAAAGATTTTATATATTTACCGAGAGTATTATAGTCGGAATAAAACAGATCCGGAGATAGCGGAAGATATGAAAGACTGGAAGGATATTGTAATTAAAGCAGATTGCGCTGAACCAAAGGCAATAAGGTATTACAAACAGTCAGGCTTCCGAATGAAAGCGTGTAAGAAGTTCAAGGGCAGCAGGGCGATGTATACGAAGAAAGTAAAGCGATTTAAAAAGATTGTATGCTCCGATGCCTGTCCGAATACGATCGATGAGCTTCAGGACTTGACCTTTGCGGTAGATAAAGATGACGAGATCATCGAAGATGAATTTAATATCGATCCGCATACATTATCGGCAATATGGTACGCTCTGGACGATTACGAGGTTTCGGACTTAAAAGGCGGCGGATTAAGAACACTTGGAACGAGGTGACAAGGTGAAAATAAAAGAATTATGGAACAAAATCAGAAAGGGCGTGAAAGCGGGAATGGCAGCGGCAACAGAGAGCAACGTACTTACGGACAACAGAGTTGTAAGTATGATAGAAAAATTTAAAGCTTCGGGGAAATATGAGTTGATGAAAGAAGGAGAACGGTACTATCAGGCGGATAACGATATTAAGAACCGAAAAA